GAGTACCGACAACATCCAATAATGATCTAGGGGAAGTCGTACCAACACCGATGCGTTTTAAGTAATCAATGTTCAGCGCCGTCTCATTGTTGACCTGAAACTTCAAAGCCAAAGTCGCTGTCGGTTGATACAATGTACTTTCATTTGCAGTGAATATAAGTGGCTTCTGATTCGTTTGGTCAGACATTCCAACAAATGAAGCCCCTGTAGGATTTTCGATCAGTGAGAAGTATTGATTCGGTACGGAAACAGCATCCCTCGACAATCGCAGTTCAGGACTATTATTTAACTGAAGGGCTGTCACCGGATTTTCCATTCCAATTCCAACTCTTCCGTTTGCACCGACGTAGAATGCTGTGGTAGTTCCAGTCCCATTTGTAGAGGAAGCAATGGCAAATAATGGCGTACTATCATTGGAAGTTGATTGGATAGACATCTTGGCATATGGCGTCGTCGTCCCAATCCCGACGTTGCCATTAAAGTTATTGACCACCAGCTTGTTCGTGCCTACGGTAAGACCGCCTGCTATGGTGGAGGTGGCGGTGGTGGAGGTGGCTGTGATGTAGCCGACGGTGGGGGAGGAGGTAGCTCCTACAGTCGTATCAGATGTCCAGTAGGTAAGTGTGTTAGGAGAGCCGCCGGAGAGGGAGGCACCGCCTGAGATGCCGAGGGAGGAGGTGGCGACCGCTCTATATGCTCCAGTCGTTGTGGAAAGTAAAACATAATTAGCGCCAGGAGCTGCAGGTACAGTAATGTTAATAGCCCATACTGTAGTGGGGATAAGCGCTATTAAACCGAGGATATATAAGGATTTTTTCATAATTATATTATAACATTATTTGAATCCCCAGATTGCCGACTGAGGGGGGATAACCATTGTAACAGTATCGACACCGTTCCACGTCCATTGGGTCACACCATTGTTATCGGTAGCCTGATACCATGCGCCATCCGAGACGACATAGGTAGGTTTTTCGGAAGTCGTGAAAGAGATGTTTGAACCATTTACTGCTCCTGTGAAAGTAAGGGGAGTTAATCCTGCCGTACCTACCAATTGTATAAGAAGTCGATGAGTCACTGGGTCAGCCCAGACAACTACGGGAGTCTCACCGTCCGCAGAGGATACGGCTAGGAGCGAAGGTACGCTGTTCTCATCTCGTTGTGCGATATTTGGTCTGGTCATCTTATTGTGGGTAAGTTAGCGTACATCTTAGCCTCCTTACTTTTAGGTTTCTTTCCCATCTTGATAGTAGGAAGCATGGCGTACGGAGTATATGGTTCGTATTCCTCCTTGGGTTTTCCAGGGGGATTTAAGATACCCTCTTTCTTCTTTTGGTATTCGGCTCTCTTGGCATCCTTTTCTCTCCGTTTAATCTCTTCCTGCATCTGTTTGGCATGTTCTTGAACATACTCCATTATCCTTGCTCTCAAGATTTTGGCCAATTTTGGACTCTTGCCAGAAAGTGTTTCAATAGCCTTCTTTATTGAAGGAGACTCAAGAAGAGTCCGACCTATCTTCTTATCAATTGACTTGCTTAAAGTCTCTCCGACATAAGCACCGACAATAGCTCCGAAAGGACCACCAATCTTATTTCCAATAGATATAGCGGCCCAGTCAGACATCTTATGAAGGGCTGTGTGCACAAGACCATGTCGACGGTGAGCTGTTTTGCCATGAAGCTTCGCTAGAACCTTTCTACCATTTATGAGCTTCTGCTCTTCCAGCATCGCCTTATTAAACAATTCTTGGTTGTCCGTATGTCTTTCGATTGTCTTTCGGAATCCCATAGAGATGGCTTTCATGGCAGATCGTTGGGCAGAGACGGGATGTTTCTTCCAATCTCCTGCCGCAGTCCCCATCTCTGATTTGCCCCTCATCATGTGTCCGAGACCCATATTCCCTTTCTCATCAGCAAAGTTTTTATAGTTATTCATCTCGTGGATTATATGCTGTTCGGCATCTGCTTGTTCGTGCATAGGAGTGTGCATTCTCATATTCTCAATAGCAGCCTGAGCAACCTCATCCAAGTTTCCTTCCTTTCCTTCGGCATCAAGAACTCCTGCCATACCATTGTGCAATTCAGATACCATACTCTTACTCCTATTAACAGCATCCAAACTGTTGAAGGAAAGAGACCCGTTCGGTCCTTCTTCAACGGAAGGAGATAACCCATACAAGGAATTAGCGGCCATGCCCATCTGACCTTCGGGAGAAGATGCAAGAACACGGCCTGTTTGAGTTCCAGAAAGGGCATCAGCTAGTCCCTTGTATAGAGCTTCTGTTGCCTTAGGTGGAGTGGTATCCGTAGGAGTATTTACTGGCAAAGGAGCTTTATTCATACCAAGTAACCCTTCAACACCTTGTATCCCTTTCTCAGCGGCATAACCTTTAGCGGCAGTAGTAGCAAGTTTTCCTGCTCCGCCCAAAAATCGGGACATCAAACTAGGAACGGCACTTGAAATTGCTTCACCTGCCCCGGCTTCGGCTAGTCCCTCGCCTCCAAGTATCGCAGTATCAATAGCGGCAGTCTCAGGAAGATCAGCACCCCCCGTGAAGAAGGCACCCCCTATTCCAAGAGCAGTTGTTAGCCCCACAAGACCATATTTCTCCCATGAAGGCATACCAGCCGAAGGTTGGCTAGTAGGAGCAAGTTGAACAGGGGCCGATCCTGTCTTACCAGCCCAAGGCCCTTCATATCCTTCATTATCTGCTATAGCACGGGCGAAATCGTCTATCCTAGGTTGGAGTTGACCTATCGGGGTATCAGGATTAACGCCAAGTTTATTGGCTAGATTTGCAGCATATTGGAGAGGTTGATTATCGTCCGAAGCAGGTGCCCAGGTCTTAGCAAAGTCTGTAAGAGAGCTATTCCCTGTAAGACCCGTAGCTGTGTTCCCAGTCATCTTCCCTTCTAAGTCATTGTACAAAGCAGCCTGACCTTCTATCGGGCTAGAGAACACCTTAAAGGTTCCCGTGGCAGGGTCTTTGATGTCGCCGGGATTATTATCAGAAGTTGGTATATTCATGCTTTTGAGCTTGAACCCACAAACCTTGAGCGTTCCTTACAAGCGCACCACCTGCCGCAGTATTCTGAGAAGTCCCACCAGCCTGAGGAGCTTGAGTAGTCCCAGGTGATTCAAAGGCACCTAATTTACCCTTCATTTGAATATCGAACTGCTGGATGGCTCCTGCTAGGGTGTTCGAGTTTATACCATCGGGCACAAGAGTGTTCACATAGTCAGTGTAAGCTGATGGGTTCTGATTGTTTGCCACGCCAAGAGCGTTTGCCATAGCGGTACGAGCATCAACAATAGCAGAACGGACCGCCTGAGTCCCCTCAGTACCCCCTGCTCCTACTCCTGTAAGGCTAGAAGCAAGTCTAGTGAACTTATCTAAAACAGGAATACCTGTATTGGTGTACCAAGGAGCAGTCTTTAGTGTCTGATCCAGATTTTTTAACATGCTAGTAGCGTTCTGAGCGGCTGGGGCAAGTAATCCTTGAGTCTGTATATTCTGCTGAGCCTGATTCCAGTTAAAATCAGGATGTTTGTCCTTCATTGCCTGTTGGAGGAAAGCGTCTCCTGCACTACCAGCGTAGCCTAGAGCGGCTTTACCATCTTGCGGACTCATCTTTCCTGTATATATCTGGTCTGCAATCTGAGCGGCATAAGTCTGCGGATCAAGATTACTACCACCTTGTTGACCCATCTGATAGAACGTCTGACCATACTGACCAAGTTGAGGGGCGATTCCAGGAGCACCAGCAACATTCTGAAGAGCTGTAATACCCTGTTGTTGACCTTGCTGAGCAAGATTACCAGCTTGTTGAGCGGCACCAACCTGTTGTTGTTCACCTTGGACTGCCGCACTATAAGCAGTACCCAACCCCTGAGCCGTCTGAGCAAGTTGATTAGAAACGATAGAACCACGGCCAGAGCCCACCCTAGGGTCCATAGCAAGTGCCGCTTGATTAGCACCAATCCCCGGTTCAGTCTTAGTAATAAAGTCTTGGTAAGCCTTTCCAGCTTGCTGGACTTCAGGAGTTTGATTTTGAGATATATTCATCAATCGTGATATCTCAGGATTAACTGCTTGCTGACCACCACCTAATCCGAGCCCTAATTGCTGTTGTATTGCAGTCTGAAAAGCCCCAGCTGTTCCTGGTTGAACTTGATTTGAATAATTCGGAGCAGTAGCAGTTCCACCAGGGTTCACCGCAGGCTGATATGAGGGTTGAACAGGTGCTGCTGGGGGAGGTTCTGTCTGTACAGGAGGAGTCGGGGTAGCAGGAGGAACATACGAACTCATACCCTGTTGAGGAGCAGAGGGAACCGCTCCAGTTTGGGCGTTTCCAAACTGAGGATTATTCGCCATAAAGTTCTGATTGTACTGATCCACACTCGGGAGTTGCTTTTGTGGTTTGACAGTTGGAGTTTGAGCAGGAGCAGAAGTTTGAGCCTGTGCTGGCTGAGAACTGAAAGCCGAAATAATAGGAGCAGTTGCTTTCTTGCTCACGTCGCTCCAAGAAAGGTTTTGTGTTCCACCTACATTACTTACGGCATTCTTGACCGTATTATTGAGATTCCCTAACCAATTGGTAATATATCCTGCCATAGTTTTTATAAATTAAGGTTTATTTTGATAGATCATCAGATTCGGGTTCAACATCGGAGGTTCTTGCTCCAAATCCACAGTAACAGACTTCGTACCTGCGTAGTCCTCAAGTAGAGTCATGCGACGATTGTACATATCCTCGTAGAGTTTATATCGGTCGGGGTCTTTGACGATTGAATTGTAGTAGGTCATCAAGGCTCCATAAATTAACATATCGTGGAAGTCCTCTTGAAGGACTGGAACTTGTCCAATTGTATAAGTAGATGCCGCTGTGATATTTGGAGCATTGACCACAGGCAAGAGAAGAGTTAGTGAGGTGTCGCTGTTGAATCTCTGAATCGGGTACCAAGTCCCGTCTCCATAAGGAGGATCGACTCTAAGCATGAGGTTCATCCATGATATATCTGTATTCAAAGGAAAACCTCCAGTAGAACTCCACGCAGTTGTTGCTCCTGTTACGTTATAACTTCCTGGGGTCATCCCAGTTATATTGCCCGTGGAGTAGTCTTGGAAGGTCAAATCTGGCACACGGGATTTGTAGTTGAAAGTCAGGACATTATTCGTGGTCGAAGGAATAGGCCAAATCCCGATGGTCCCATTCCAAATAAAGAAGTAATTGGGTATATCTGAAGTATAAGGAAGCGTGTTAATCATATCCCACTCTTGACGACTCTGAGTTGGAAACGGTTGGAAGACGAGTTGTCCAACTGTAACAGTATCATTCTTAATCTTGGAGACATTGGCTGGGATAGGATAGTCTCTAAGACCCACGGTTGAGATCGAAGCTGTGGCCGTCTTCGACAGTCCCACATCCCAAGAAAGAGCTGTCGAACCGTTTGTGAATCTAGTCATTCTCTGGTCGCCAGAGGAAAAGTTCACAAACTGCTGACAAGTAGCATATGTCCACGCCGAGTTTAGGACCGCAGAAGACGCTCCCATGTTTAATGTTGTTGTGAGAGTGAGGTTCTGCGCCCCTAAAGTCGGCACGGCGAAAGAACGCTCGTTGTCGAAGTAACGCTGAATAAGATATCTATGCTGGTCGTTTACTAGAGCCTGTGCCACTGACACAGCCGCAGGAGAATTATTGTTCGCAAGGGTGGTTATAGAACCTCCATACTTTACGTTGGAGTTACTAGCGGTCGATCCTGTTATTTCTGTAAAAGTTTTCATAGATAAAAGGGAGGTCATGCAACCTCCCTTGCGTTAGGATTAAATGAATTGTACGACGACTAATAATAAAACGCAAGCTATTCCACTATCCACAATCCCGAAATAGTCCAATTTGGTAACAAAACTATAACTTTCACCGTTACAAACGAAGCGTTAACATCAGTAACGTCGGCTACTGCGACCAGAGTCCCCGAAGGATATTCAGCATATACAATATGACCTTGGCTATTCTTTAGAAAGGACGTTCCTCCACCGCCGCCTCCTGAACCGTCTATCATCGTTATAGAACCGGAACCTTGAATAATATTCTCCACAATGGAACCTGCGATAACAGAGGTCGTGGTACTTGGCTGGAATCGTACGTTAGCTCCAAATATAGCTGTCCCAACAATAAAGGCATGAACACCAGCACTTACGTTAAGAGCTCCTCCATAAAAAGTCACCCTAGTTGGGGCTAGTCCTTTATTCGTGAGATTCAAGGTATAGGTTGTTTGATGAGACATGTCTACGCTTCCTAAAACAGGAGTGGGTATAATGATGCTCGGTTCAGGGATCTTAATATTGTCCACACCATTGTGCCTATGAGGTGGAATCTTAGGAAGTTGAAAGAGCTTCTTCCGTATCTCCTCATCCACGATTTTTCTTACCTGTTGTTCATTCATTATGATTCAGGATTATATTGAACCCTTATTTCCCTCAAAGGAATGAAACTAGAACCAGAGGCCGCACACTTGAACTGGACTTTGAATTGTATCCACTGGGATTGGGCAAGATTGGAAGGGTAGGCATCCCCAATATTAGTAGTCGTAGTTGTTCCAACCAAGGTATAAGAGTCAGAAAGTGAGGCACGGGCATAGACTCGTATCTGATCCCCCGTTGCCATAGGTCTATCGAGCTTGAATTGTATCTGACCGAGAGTGCCTTTCTTCAAAAATGTCCCAACGTGGATGATATCTGTCTCTATAGTAGGCTCGAAGTTCTGCCAGAGAGAGGTATCGTTGTAATCTACACCTCCCAGAGCTGACCCGTTGGACCATGCGCTATAATAACTATCTCTGCCATCCGAAGAGGGTTCATTGTCGATAAGAAGTCCTGCTCCAGTGGCTCCTGGATTTGGCGCAAGTCCGTAAGAGTTCTGTGCTTCCATTACAAGACCGCTAGCGGTCTCCCCGAGGAGCTGTGGAGAGGTTATTATAGAGAATATACCTGCGAGGATGTTCGTTCCCGAAGTAGTCTGGGCCAAAGCTTGGAAGAAAATGCGTGAACGATGGGTTATTACCCCTCCATAAGTCCAAACCGGATCGAATACTCCTGCAATATAGTCAGGAAGCTTCAACAAAAGCTGTACATAGTTACCATTTGACACATAAAGATTTCCTTTCTGTCCTGCAAAAATATAGATTTGGTTCAAAAGATTCCACGATCTGTGGATATATTCTCCAACCGGCACAGGAGCCGAGGCGGAGTTAGAGATATAGTCCCAAGTATAGACATCTCTCTTGCCTGAAACAATCATATTTGACTGCAAGTCAACCATATCAGTCACATAGTCAGAGTCTCGATTCTCTGCGACTGGCAAAAGGAAGAACTCATTAGAGACAGTGGGTTCATTACCAGTAGTAAATCCAATAGCGGGGTTATAGTTTAGGTTTGCATTGATGACTTGAATGGAGCCGACTCCTGGTCCATTAGCAAAGTACACGTTTCCATCTACCTTAGAATTGTAAGGTCGGTAATCCGTGACAGTAGGAACTAGTAGTTCGATAGTCCAAGAACCACCCTGACCAGTATAATTCAGAGGAACCGCAAAATTAACAGTAGGAGAACCATTAACAAGTAGTACAGATACTTTCTGCCCATTACCCATCACTAGATTGTAATTTCCTGTTGCCCCCTTCCACATTCCAGTTACGGTTGCCCCCGTCGGATCAACATAAGAACCATAGACACTTGAACCAGGATCAAAAGTTGCTGTCGTCCAAGAGGAACTGCTCGGAAAATATAGAACTACTGAAGTACAATTTCCGAAAGGAACTACCCTGGCTACATCTGTAATGGTATGTGTACCCGTCCCATCACTTGTAAACTCTATAGCGATTTGCAATGCGTCGCTTACAGTATCAGTAAGACCGACACTCCAAGACATAGAGGCTGAACCATTAGTCAGAACTACATCTCTATATTCTCCGTCAGAAAAGAACACAGCGTACGTTCCTGTTATACCGTCCCAATTAGTAATCAAAGTTGCACTGGTGGCCCCTGAGGAAATACCAGCGGAAGCGTGTTGTATCGTGTCCTTTTGTCGGTAGGCAACAGCAAACCGGTTGATACTTCGTATCGAAGAGTTTACTACTAGATAATAAGTTGTTCCAGCGACCAAGGGAGCAGGAAGAGTAACAGTAGAAGAGAAAGTCACAGGATCACCGTTCTGGAATAGAGCCAGACCATTGGTAAGAGGCGAAGCCGGGATTATTGCATAAGGAATACTAGCAAAGGATGTCGTAAAAGTATCATGGTCCAATTGGGTATTTGATGCGTTGATGTTCCAATTTCCAGAAATAATCCCAGCATCGCCTGATCCATCTCCACACCACTCGATTAGACCATCACCAAAGACGGCTATATAATTATTGAAATAAACTATTCCTGAGGCTCCATTACCGTAGCGGCCAGCATCTCCTAAAAGATTGAAAGTTGTGGAATTAACTGCCGACTGCTTCCAGATCTGTCCTGAGTCCTCAAGGATATAAATGAGACCCACTGGAGAAACAGCTTTTTGGATAGGATTTGACATAATAGCTCCCCCAGGAGATGCAACGAAAATCCAACCCGTATTGTCAGAAACATCCGTGCTGTGTGAGCCTGCATACCACCATGTTCCAGATTCAGTGAAAGTGCAGGGCCTCCGACGATAGTTATTGTAGGCCACGCCAGAATAGTAAGTAGTATTCAGATTGCGGATATTGGAGATACCTTGGTAAGGACTTGGGGCTATGCCCTTTTCAAATCCGTCTATCACCAGTTCGCTAGATGCCTTGTCATATCGGAAACTCATGAGACGTGTGAATCTTGTATTGATAAGTAATCACAGCTTACGACTCCAGCTGGATTTTTAACTAGATACCAAAGACTGCCTGCCGATGTGCTCTGAAGTGTCATAAGATTACCCGCTGTTCCATTCACTGTAAAAGTATTCAATGTCTGGGTGCTCCCTGCTGTGAATTGAATTGTATGAGGTGGCGTATCACATTTGAAGTCGTTGAAGGTGTTGTTACCTTGAATTACGAAAACTCCTGTGCCGTTGTTTGTTAAATAAATATTATTATATGCGGCTCCTCCTCCTGCAAATATTTTTGACGATGATGTGGCTGAATATTCAGATAAAGTCAATGTCGAAGTTCCTGCATTTATAGTGCCTGTATTACTCCATACTGTGCCTATTCCATAAAGTCTAACACCGTATGAACTTAAATTAAATGTACCAGCATTGGATATGCTATAGACTTCTATTCCTGCTCCTAGCGTTACCGTTCCGTTCGTTATAGTTAAGGATTTTCCAAATCCAATGTTTGTATAATCCTGTAAAGTCCAAGCACCCCCGATACCATTAAATGTAACGGAGCATTCTAGTTGGCTTCCATTCGTCGTAATAGTCTTTCCTGATGAGGTTGAATTAAATGTAAGTGTTCCAGTATTTACCAATGTTGAACTAGTGCCAATGGTCAAATTGCCGCCCAAGGTAATGTTTCCTGCATGTGAGATAATGCCTCCAGTAATTACAGTCAAATCACCTGCAATCGTGATTGTTTGACCTGTATTTACATATAGTTCTATACCTGAACCCAATATAAAATTACCTGCACATGTTACGGATGTTCCTACAAGTAAAGTCGTAATAGTAGAACCCGTCATATCAATATTGATGACTGACTGCGAGGCCGTTGTCGTGACTACACCACTTCCACTGTTTAAGTCAAAGAACACCGAATTAACAGTCGTAGGTACTGATGCACCGCCTGTTCCGCCTGAAGTTGCTGACCAGTGAGTTGTGGTAGAAGCGTCCCAGTTTCCTGTGCCACCTACCCAATATCGAGGCCCAACAGATAAATACGTAATCACAATGAGGCCTTGAGAGCCAAGACCTGGAGTATATCCTGAAATATTGTTTCCAGAGCCGCCACCGCCTCCAGCACCATACAAGCCAGCATTACCACTCGGCCCATAAGGATTTGCACCTCCTCCACCGCCGCCTCCTGAACCGACTGTAGTATATTCAGTTCCGTTTCCACCAGCAGAAGCATTGGCACCACCAGCTCCACCTGACCCATTATCGCCAGCACCACCAACAGTATTTATTTGGGCTAATTGTCCATTACCGTTAAGACCAGCAGCTCCGCCTCCACCACCACCTACGGTACTACCTGTAATCCAATATCCATCACCCCCAGAATAGTTGACAGTTCCTTTTCCAGCAGCGCCTATTCCCTTAGCCAAACCTGTACCGTTCGTACCTCCATGAGCAGCAACAGGAGCCGCCGCATAAGAGGCTCCATTCCAGTAGGTATCACCCGCTGACCCATGATTGGCTATTGTGTATGAAATTGATGCACCTGGGGTTAAAGTTTGATTTGTTATCTTTCCATAGCCCCCTCCGCCACCTCCTCCTGCACCTGCATTGAATCCACCAGTTCCACCATCACCTCCAGCTCCAATAACCTCTATCGAGTTAGCGGCATTATTCCAATCTACTGGAACTGTCCAGTTATTAGTACCTGTGGCTGTGAGAATGATTTTGGTACTCATGGATTGAGAGTAACTTTACTTGTAAATTATTGTAAGATCTTCTGCCTGAGTTGCTACGACTACGAACAGCCCAGTAGCAAAGAATATATCGTAGACAAGGGTAACAGGCTGAGGAGAAGTTGAAACGGTTATCGTCGCCATTTTTGTTCCACTCGTGCTAAGACCATCGTAGAGAGTTATTGTCCCACCCGCAGTCGGAGTATTGATGGTCAATCTATACAAAGCTCCTTCACCCTATCACCAGTTCGCTTGAGTTTTTATCGTAGCGATATGACACAGTTTTTAGTTTTCGATAAGGAGGGCGTGGGTTACAGGGTCGGCATATATAGGAACGGTGGTTTCCTCATCTACGTTAGATACACCGAGAAGACTCGGCACGTCGTTCTCATCTCTTTTGGCTTGATTTTCTGACATATTATACTGGGGTTACTATTCCATTGGAAGAGAGTGGAACCCAACCGCAATAGAAAGTTATCGCACCTGTGGTCGGATTGTCAGAAGTCGTATAAGTATATTCTATATCAGTCTGTATACTACCAGTCTTTTGACCGACATGAAACTGTTGGAAATGAGGTAGTCCCGCAGAAGTCGTATTCTCATCGAATATCCCAGCCGCCGCAGTATCAAGATGAACAGCGACCGATGCTAAAGCATCTTTTTCTATTGCTGACCCAGCAGGCAATGTTGTTGCTGTCGAACCTGTTATCAATGTAAGTACTGTTCGTGTTGATTGGTCATACAAATCAAAATATACGGCAGTTTGATTTCCAAGTACCGTGGTTACGATTCCATATAAGGCGTTTATGAGGACTGATCCTGTTATATGGAATAAAGGCACATGGACTGTTCCTGTCGTGGAGAACGTAATGTCTTTTTTGGTCAAAAGACCATTCTGTACGATGGGAACTGCGTTTTCGTCTCTTGGGAAAGAGCCTCGTTGAGTAGGATTCATTATTTTTTGTTTTTCACCGCTTGCTCCGCTTTAAGAAGTGAGCGATATTTATCGTTTATAAAGCGTTCTCGCTTGACTAGCTCCTGAACCGACCGTCTAAGAGCTTCTTCACGCACTTCCAAGTCCATCTGCCAGGCCTTCCACTTGTCTTCTTGCTCTTTGAAGTTCTTGGTCTTGGCATCTATCTCGCTTTGGACTTGCGCCTCGTGGATTTTAGCCTGATTCAGACGCTCTTGGGCATCTCTTTCCTTGAAGGTCGCCTCTTTTAAGAGGTCATCGGAGCGTTTCTCTTGGTCAGCGGCTCGTGCCTCAGCATCCAAGATGTCTTTCTCCTTGAAACCGAAGTCAAACTCCTTCTTAGCAAGCTCACGCTCACGCCTTTCGGTATCATAGAGCTTTTCGTCAAGCTCGTTGAGGCGAGTCATCTTGACTAGCTCCCATTCTTCATCGAAAGGACGTTTCAAATCGAGGTTTTGCCTTTGGATGATGGCGTTCTCACGCTCAAGCTCGGCTTTCTTCTTCAAAAGGGAATCAATCTCGGCTTGGACGAGGCGCGTGGTTTCCCCGCGAAACTTCTCCAAGTCGTTCTTTTCCTTTTGGAGAGTAGATCGGACTTCATCTACCTTCTGGGCGATCTTCAAACCTTCGTCAAGCTCGGCTCGACGCTCATTTCCCTTCTTGGCGAACACCTCGTTTTGAGTCAGTATACGCATTAGCCTTGTATTACGTCGCCCTTGCCTTGAACCAGAGTCTCTTCCTCGTCATCTCCTGATAACTTGGTCTTGACTATCTTGGTTACTTTAGCCTTTGGACGCTTCTCGCCCTCGGTTAGGACTTGTTCGGCCTTCATTTGACCAACTGGAAGCGGACTAAGAGCCTTTTGGATGAATGGGGTCAGGTCATTCTCGGTGTAAGTGACCGCACCTTGGAAATTAACCCCCTCATTCTTCTTATCGAGGTCTTTAATCTTCTTGCCTTGAAAGAACTCACGCTCGGCAAGCTCCTTAGCGAACTTCTTACGGATGCTCTGTATCTCCAAAGGGGAGAATGGCAGGAGCATAGGGGTAGTCTTCAATGCTGGGAAAGTATATTCGATGCCTCCCCATTTAGCGGTGAAGTCCCTATCTGTCCAGTTTGTAAAACGGAACACTCCATCGTAATCAGCGGGTAGCTGAGTCACAGGAGCATTAGCTTGGTTCGGATTCATGCTTTTTTACGCCTCTCGGCGCGATTATGTCTCTATTCGAGACGATATAATGGGAGCTTTGCGTGCTCCTCCTTGCCCCCAAGTCGATAGCATTTGGGGACAAAAGGAACCTACAAGTTTAGGTAGACCATTCCACACTGAGCGGTTGTCTGCGTCTGCATGTTGTATGCAATCAGAGGAGCCGTAGTGAGAGTCTGAACGATGAGAGCACCAGCAGTCGTGGAGATACCAAGACCGTAACCACAAGTTGTGGTCGAAGTGATAGTACCTACGCATGGGCCGTGGGTCTGAATCATTCCGTACTGAGCTACACCATTAGCGGTAAGAGCACCTGACGTACCGTCGTAAGTGGCGGCGGTTGAAGCGGCCAAAGCATACGTTGCGATACCGATAGGAGAACCAGTCTGAGTAGAACCCGAAGCGACGGCAATGACGCTACCAATGTAAGGATTCGCAATAAGCGAAACCACAGAGGTCGCATCAAGGGTGGTCTGAATCGGGTCTTCAAGGGTCACTGTTATCTTACCAGTCGTGGCGACGGCGGCAGTATGTGAAGCAATCTTCAACATCTGACCGATACCTGTCCCAGCGGCGACAATCAAGTAACCTTGGGCGAACTGGTTTACATTGAGTTTGGTCGCTCCATTGGTAACATACACTTGGTATGTACCAGCGGTTGCGGGATAGGCGGTCGGAACCGTCATAGCGAGCTTCTCGAAGGCTGTAACTTCGGCAGGTGACTGCATCGCCGAGGCCGCAGCGACTGCGACTGCTCCGTTCTGAATCAGGACGAACTCCCGACCATCAGAAGTATCGAACTTCTGGCCCACATAAGTGGCGAAGGAAGAATCGTAGAATCCAGTACCAGACGCAGGCTGCGGGCCTGTGGCAGGAATCGCTCCATACGCCTGATTTCCACCAGGAGGGGTAGCTGTACCTGTGTAGTTAGAAGTACCAGTCGCAGCGTACCACGGACTGAGTGCTCCAACAGAAGGTTTTTGTGTTATACGAGACATTTAGTTATTTTTAAGTTATTAAGTTGATAAGCTAATTAAAGATTCACATACACGATTTTCAACGAACAAGTGGCGGTTGACGTTGCGTTGAAGTTCAACGTCAAGTAGGTATTGACAGGCCATACATTGAAAGCAAAGTTTCCATTGACAGTCGATGAGGCGACCCATCCAGCAATTATACCTGACTGTGTTGACGTGCCTATGGTATCAAGTGCGACATAATTTGCATTGCCTTGCAATCCAGTATTAGCTACCGAAGTAGTAGCGACGGTTACTGTCCATGAAGCCAATGTTGCTCCTGTCGCATAAGTCTGAACCAATCCTACAGGGGTACAATAAATATTCGAAGAAGAGACTGCTCTATCAGACGCTCCTGTGTTTAATATCGATGTTGAAGTCGATGTTAAAGGAGCGAACACTGTAGTGACTGAATCTACGCTATTAAAGTACGCGCCAGAAGATGAACTTGCCCCAGCAAGCATGGTCGTCTTTGGATACATATATCCGCCTACGATAGCTACCACGACTACGACACCAGCTAACAATTTGAAGAAAGTTGATGTTTTCATCTTAGTATATTACATATACTATTGGTAAGGCTGACGACTCCGAACTTGATGACGTGATAACACACTGTCCTTGAGTAATTGCATACGCCCATTGGCCTGCTTGTGGTGTAGCTCCTGTTACCCAAATATCTACCTGTGAATTCGTATGAATATACTCGTCCTGAATAGTCAGAGTATTTCCACCCGCACCCCAAGTTCCTGTATTAACCACTTTTAATGCAAGTGGTGGTAAGGAACTCTGAGGACTTTGGTGACCAAAATTGGTCTGTGAAGGTGCTGCCATTTTGTTTTAGGTGCCGTGAGATTTTTAGAACACCTCCCTACTAAGTTGGTTATTCTGTATTCCTTTTACGGTACAAATTAGTCTACTAAACTCCGGCAATTCCGGTGATTACTGCGTTACGGAACGGATCGGTACAGATTAGTTGACCGCCCAAAATCACGAAGCCATTGACGGCTCCCATGTTGTAGGCGCGAATCCAACCTGTCCATGTGAACGCACCAGGAGGCGAGTACATGGCATCTTCGTATACGTTACCTTCGATGTCGCTTGTCTTCTGCGAAATCGAGGTTCCTTCCCACCACTTGAGAGCATGGAACTTCAAAAAGTCCGTGTTCAAGAGATAGAAGTTTCCAGTGACGACTTTCTTATCTCGGAAGATAGTCATGCCATCCCATACGAGGTCGGCATAACCAGAGGCAGAGGCAGTCTGTGGAGACTTCATCTTCGATGCCTCGAAAGAGGTAATCATATTCCGCTGGAACGGAGTTAAGAGCTGTTCAAAGTAAGCCCAAGTGGTGTAATCAGTGAGCAACATATCGGGACGAATTGGGCCATCTGAGATGTTGTTCCAAGCAGTACGGACTTTCAAAAGAGAAATCGTACCTCCCGAAGCGGAGACATAAGCGTTCAGACCTGCATAGGTTGCGCGCGAAAGTCCACCGTAAGAAGCCAAGTCAGAACCGTTGTCTACGATTCCAGCCAAGCCCATCGGGGCCTTGCCGTTTCCAGCCGTACCATCGCCTTGGAAGTAGTTACCGATATCATCGGCAGCATCTTGAGCGCGAGCCTTCATGGTCTGTTCCATGAGATCAAGTACCTTTAATGCGCCGTTACCCTCGGCCCTGTTCTGTGAGATATCCGAACCAGCAAGAGCGATATTTGTCGCGACGAAGGTTGGATAAAAGAACATATTGACCGTGGTAGGAATCTGCGTGATAGGCAGAACATCGAATCCGTTGAACGGGACTGATGCAACTCCCTTTTGGTACTTGATAGGGAATAGCATCTGCGAACCCTTCCAACGCTCTACCTTGGAAAGAATCTTTCCGAAGAAGAGGTTATCGCGAAGAACCTGATCTACCCATGCAGGAGCTAGATACTGGTTGGTCGTTGTTTGGATTAAGTTTGAAGGAGGCAAATTAGTAATAGATTAGCTAATAATTATAAGTTACCCTTCTGCTGTTGGTCATAGAGATTATCTATATACCTGCGCGCCATATTGAAGTTCACTGGCCCTTTCGGTGCTTGTGATGGCTGGCGTTGACCTCCCGAAGCCATGCTGCGGTCGGCTAAAGCCTTCTGCCTTTCGGAAACTTCTCGTGGTTTGCCTTTTTCAGCGAGCTTTCTGTATACATCGAACGAAGACTCAAAGTCGGCATACTCGACTATCTCACCATTCTTGTCTTTCGGAGAAATTGTGGTAAGGAAGTCGATGAAACCGTTACGAAGAGCGGCTGATTCCTTAGTATCGCCCGATAAATCGACGTTGTATTCGTCTTCTACAGACGAAAAACCATCGTCTATCTCACGGGAATCTTGGGCGGAAACCTCCTCAAGACGCTCATTTTCGGCTTTAATCTCCCCTAAAGCACGCTTATAGGCATTTTCCTCAGTCTCGGAGAACTTCTTAGAGAACAATTCCTGGGCTAATTTACCTTCGGGAGTGTCTCCAAAGAGCCTTACGAGGTCTGGATCGATGCTTTTAGTGTCTGCGGCCTTCTCTTTTAGCTCGGATTGGACTCTCAACCGCTCGTTTAGAGCGATATTAGCCTCTTTTTCCGCTTGGAGCTTAGCCATAAGACGCTTTTCACGTCGATTACGGGGGGAATCGTCATCCTTTCCGTCACCTTCGGGCTTTTCAGCGGGGGGAACGGCAGGTTTGACTGCTTCCATGAACTGCGAGTCATCATTTAACTTGATATCGTCGCCTTTTAAGGACTCAAGGAACTCTTCTTGTGCGTTGGGCATTTTAGTTTGATGCTTAACCCATGTTGCAGGGCAGTTTTGATAATTCAAGTTTTATTTACGAGACTTTGGACTCGCGTTAACACGAAAACAGGCGCAACTTTGCTCAAGTGCGCCCTTTTGTTAGGGTTTCCGTATGAATTGTCTCTAGTATAACACCGTACCCACACTATAAGTCAAGTTTACTCACGCGAACCCTTTTTCTTGGAGTCTAAAACATTTCCTTTGGACTTCTGAAACTTAACTTTCAAGGAAAGGGACTTCAAGGGAGCCTTTTTTTCCCCCTCACCCATCTCCTTCTTAATCATGTTACCAATAGCTTTGTGCATGATATCAACGAATTACTTTGCTAACACCTGACTTTGCCTTTGGGGCATCGACCTTTGCCATCTTTAGGGCGGCGGCCTTGGCTGTCGGAGGCTTTCGGCGATCTTTCAGAGTCTTCTTATATTTCTCGGCGAAAGCATTGTAGTGGGAGCGACCTCCCGACGAATAGTTCTTCATTATTTTACTTTCTTAGCTAATAAAGTCTTCTTTAAGGCCCGCTTCCTAGCTTGAGCACGACCTTTGCTCTCTCCAAGGAGGAGCTTTCTTTCAATTTTCTCAGGACGGTTGGAATTATTCATTTTTTATCCATTTAACGGAACGCTTGATAAATCTGGCTGAGCAGGTACTCCTCCTGCAACTGGTTGCGCTCCTTGAACTGGCGCAGGATTACCCCCACCTCCACCGACCGCAGGTACACCAGGTTGTTGTGGTGCTCCCATTGAGGCTTGGGCTAATTCAGGCCAATTCATTTGGAAGTACGCCTGAGGATTCAGCTTGAAGAGCATATACATACCAGCTGTTTCTTTCGGAGAAGGGAAGTTCAGGCGAGTTAGAAGAGTTAGAGGATCTATTGCTTGTGCCTCCCATAAAGAGAGCGCCTGATTCATCTCAGTTATCTCATCGTGCGGTTTCATAGAGTCTGGGGCCACTGAAACAACTAGTTTGGCGGTCAGATTCTGAATAGATAGCTCTATATATTGAGTAGACTTGAGTTGCCCCATCACAGAAGCGTAGTGCTGTTCGTCGTAGTAAACATAGTAGAGTTGTACCCACCAGTTAAAGATACCCCGAGCAACCATTTCTATCTTGTCTCCGACTCCACCACCAATTCGGGAATTATCGTATTGCTGATTCAAGATCATTCCTCTAGCTGTCTGATCTTCATTGCCTTTTTGAGCAGTAATTCCTTGGGTACCAAAAATAGTACGGAGGTTACCCATATTGTTCGCTAAGTCTTCGAAGAACGCCCCTGGAATTGAAGGAGCTGGGAAGTCCTTAATAGCTTGGTCGATCGGTCCTCCTGAGGGGACAAGAATCGGGTGTCCTTTGGTCCATGCAGTAGCCGCCTGTTTGGCAGTTTCCTGATTAAAGTTATTCTCCGAGAAAACTGTAGAGTTATTCGAGCGAGAGAGGTTAAAATCTATCTGCTCTGTTCGTCGGGAAACCAACCTCTGGTTCGGGATGTTCTGTTCTATAAGTCCTGTCTCATCGTGAGGTTTCTGTTGGAGAGAGAAAACTGATAGGAAAGTATAGGGTTTGGCAGGCTTAGCAAAATGGTTCATGCCATTTATTAGAGCGGCTTGTCCCTCTACATCTGACTCCTCTCTATCATAATTAAAATGAGGATTCTTATGTTTGTCTAGTACGATATCTTTGAAAGTGTAGAAACAATAATCATCGTTCCACCATTCTGTATATGTAACTTCAGTTCCCATCTTCCCATCAACCATCAAGGTAATATGGGCCTCCTTATTTGGGAACATATCTGTAAGTCTTTGAGCGGTGACAGTTATTCTTTCCCCAAGATAAGAGGTAAAATCTCCATATACATCAACATAGCCCGATGGGTCAAATATAAAGTTCTTGGCATCTCGAACCTCAGATTTGATCTCTTGAATATCATTGTCCCATCCGTGTTTGATTACTCCCAAAAAATCGAGTGACCACTTACGAACCATGAGAGTCATCTTAGAACGCAAACCCAATTGGTCAGCATGGTACTGGAGCATGGTCTTAACAGCCTCAGCTACGGCATTTCCTGTGGGAGAGTTATCAGACCAGACTACTGGCTCAGGATTACGAGACAAAGCGGCAGGCAAAAAAGTTTCCTCAGCTTCAAATAGCAGGTTAGCAGAGATAGCGGCGTTATCATCAACAGCAGCAGGAGTGGAGAGTTTCTGTCTTCCAAGGTAATAGGCTTCATTTAGTTGTTGTCGAGGACGGATTTTTGATTCATAGAGAGCATACTTCAGAGTCCACTTATCAGCCAAGTCAATCAAGTCTTGGTCCGACATTTTTAACTCGAGCTCATCTATCTTCTCACCTTGGACCCCCTCTTGGTCTTCAACAGCACCCTGTCCAGGGACTTTATTTAACTTACTCTCAATGAGGTTCGTGACACCTCGGATATTCATCGAAAAAGGATCACCTGTATTAGCCATATTATGAACCGAGCGCCCGAACATTCAGGCTACTCAAATTAGGAGTCCCGCCTTCCGATTGAGATTTATGGACAGGCTTAGACCTTGAATAAGCGTTCCCTTGTATTTGCACTTTCTTATTTCTCAAACTTTTTTTCTTGGAGATTTTCATACAAAAATAGGACGCAAGAGCGTCCCTTCATTGGGTTCGGTAGAAGTATACTACATACTCTTCAATACTGTAAAGGGGGGTTAAAATTGATTCCTTTGTATACTATATATCTAGTGGTTTCTATCTTCCTAACCATTCCATCCCTATCCTTATGAATGACAATCTGGGCGTCGCAGGTATCGAATATCCCGGCTTGCTCCAAACGCTCTAAAAGATTGCGATGCTTTTGGAACAAGACAAAAGACTTTAGTTCCTTATCATCGAGATATATGGCTGTTTTTTCAGAAGTTGACGGCATTTGATATTCCATCGAACATATCTAAACCTACGACCTTTGCCTTTGTTTCCGAATAACGATCCAAACCCACACGCGCATATATAGTAGCATGAACCCAATGGTCTGGCCCAGTTCTTGTCCACACAAATCCCCGCGACTTATCCACCTGACCCGAATCGTCATACTCCCACTCACGGTGGATATTCATCCAGTGAACAATATAGTCGTGCCAATCGCCTTCGGTTCCATTGAACGTCACACGCTTATCTACCATCTCGTCAATGAACTGCTGAATCGCACGGTTTCTATCCACAATTACCTTGCCGTACTCCTCTCCTTCACCCCATTGGATTACTTTCATAGTCTTTCGATCGGCTCGATACCAAACTAGATAGACTCGGCCAGGATATTTGGCTTGGAGCTTTCGTATTCCGATTAGGTCGCCCCCTTGGTCGGCTATGATAATAGAGTTATTGAATCTTTTAAGAAGGGCCTCAAGCTCATCGTAAGGGTCTTTGCCAGTCAGAGGATTAGAGCAAGTCCCATAGTGGAAGTATCCTTTTTTGTTCGCTAGAACGTAGTGAATCGGGAGTCCCGTATCTACTCCGATTATGATACGCCCATCTTGGTCATTTATCTTTGGGGTCATGCACTTCTCAAGGGTCATGGCCGAGACTTTATTTCCCGACCCAGCGTAAGGAAGCCCAGCCACGAAGTTGTAGAAGTATTCGGCGTTCTTAGTCCTCTTATATTCTGCGATGTCCTTAGCGTTTTTCAGAGGATTTATCCAAAGAGGTATCCAATAGCCAGACCACTCTCCTTTAGCGGTCTTGACCCACTCTCCCATGTGCCTTTCCTCGTCGGTTATTTCTTTTTTGCACTTTGGGCAACGGAATATCTTGGCTTCGTAGTCGATGCACGACTCATCGAATAATACTTTTTCCCCACACGAATGGTTAACATGCCAAATTTTTTGGTCGGACATACGCCAGAACTTATCCACCCCAAAATCTGGGGAAGTCGGGTTCGAGAAAAGCCACTTATAACCATACTTTGAGTGCAGTAAACGGGAGTCGTAGGTTTCAAGGATGTTTTGCGGTGCTTTATCATATTCGTCGGCTACTATCATGTCGAGTGATAGCATGATTGGAGCGGTATCGGTCTGCGCTCCAAGATAATGAATAAAACTCTCTCCGATTTGTTTCTGCGTTATTGAATCCTTATCACGCATAAGAGAGGAAATGTAAGGGGACTGCTGTGCCATGCGGTTCACTTTGGAGCCGACGAACTTCTGCACCATCTCATAGGTAGGAAGAACGTATCCCACGTCCATCTTGAACATCTGGGCCAACCAAATAGTCTTCAAAATAGCCATCGTCGAAAAACCTATCTGGGCGGCCTTCAAACACACTAAGTTTTTGGCAGAGTCGGCGTAGGGGTCGGCTAAGTATCGGTGGGTGATGAAGTCCAGCTCTTTGCCAGTCTCCGTCTTAATTCCCCGATTCTCTATCCAATGTCTTATGTGCGCCCTCTCCGAGAGGGCGGCTATCTTGTCGCTTGTAATGTTCATTGATTAGGTTATACAAATCTCCTAGACTCTGCGCCGCATTGTCTCCAAGTTCTTGAGTTATCTTCATACTCCCTTGCTGAACGGCAGTTCCGATGAGCCTATCAAGAGTATCTTTGTAGAAGAGGAAATTACCATCTAAGGCTTTCGATACTCCTTGAGCTACGAGATATGCCTCTATCTCTTTATGATTCATCCCTCTCTCTTTTGCGATAGTCTTGCAAGCATCTCGGAAAAGAGTGACGTAGCTTTTAGTTCCAGGCGGCTTACCCTTTGGGTTCCCAGAACGACCAGGAAGAAATCCCTTCCTTCCTTTAATAACCGCAGGTTCATAGATTTTGACTGCGGAGGCTGGTATGATTTCAACTTTAGGAATATCCATGCTGGGATTTTACAACACTACATTGACTTAATCAACTTTTTTATTCCTCTCGTACATTTCCAACACATCAAAGAGTGAGACGTGATTCTTGCATTTATCTTAGTATGGAATAAGTATCTCTTTCGTATAAGAAATCTCCACTTATGACATACTTCACATTTAGCACAAAGTTTCATAGATAGTATCCATTATTGTTGTGCGCGGCTCATCACCTGACGGGCCGCTCGTTTATATTCTTCGGGAATAGTAATGACACCCTTGGTTGTTAAGATTATCCCAGCCAAAGATATCGCAGTAGAGATAGCATTCTTAACTACCAAAGCGGGATCGTATACTAAGGCACCTGGCAAAAGTTTGGCAGGCTCCTGTAAAGCCACTCTCATTATCTTTGACTTTAGGTTCTTTGAAGACATAAGAATAGCAATGCCTGCTCCCTTCACTACTCCATCTACTAGAGCCAACTGAGAAGCATGGGCGGCATCCATAGTCTTCTTTATCTTCCAAGTCAATTCGGATTCCGTATTGGCTCCGACCTTTAGAATGGCAACCTTGGTATTCAACCAACCGAGGCGAATCGGGTCTTTTATATTAAATCGGTATTCAGTGATATCTTTCGTACCATTCAAAACTGATTCCTCTTTCGTTGCCTTCCAACTTCCACAAGAACCAAGTTCCTTTAGGCTGAACATTTGGAAAGTAAATCCCTTGGTTGAATCAATAGGCGTTGCGCCAGTCATCGCACAGACATCTTCATAGATAAGGTCTTTGAAAAGAACTGGTGCTTTGATTATAAGAGTCTTAATCCGATTCGGTTCTCCCTGAATGGACTTCACAGTATTTTGAGCCAATCTAGAAACTACACCCATCTCGATATCCTCACAGAAAAGAACGACCTCCCATACTCTCTCTTGAATAAGTTTGGCATATATAGGTTCAAGCTGAGAAACAGAAATTATCTTATCCTTGCAAACAATTATCCTGGGCTTCTCAACGGAACAGATATCTGGGGCAGTCTGCCAACCAGCGAACATCTTGGCTCCGTGAAGTCGCATTCCTTCGACGATATCGTAGTAGGTGTCAGGAACAGAAGAGCTCTCGACTTCGATTATCCCTTCCCTTCCAATCTTCGGATAAATCTCCCCGATAAGGTCGCCGATCTCTTTCGACTCGGAAGCAATCGTAGCGATCTCCCCGACCCTACTTAGTTCGATATCCTTCTTTCCTTTATCTATCTCTTTTAAGATACGTGGAAGTGCTCCATCCAGTTCCTCTTTAAGAAGAAGCGGAGCTTTCTTAGATTTCAGTCCCTCATTCAGAATAGCGGCAGTTAGGATTATCGTGGTCTTCCTGCCGTCCCCACATTCTTTCTCTTGCTTGTCGCAGGCCTCTTTGAGGAGGTTGGCTCCAATCTGTTCCGCAGGGTCTCCAAGAATAATAGAGTCTGTAATAACTTTACCATCGTTAACAACTCGGTGCCCAGGATAGAGATTTGATTCAATGACAACATTACCACCTTTTGGTCCATAGGTTGGTTTGATGACTTCGCAGACTTTGTTGATGCCCGAGATGAGCTTGGCTTTGGATGTTTCATAATTTTGGAGGTTATCGGATTGAGCGGGTTGAGCGGATTGAGCGGATTGAGAGGTCATTTTGAGTACTCTATATTATATTCTGGTAAATTAGGTTGGAGAGCCATTCGGATGTGATAGGACAAATATACATCATTCGGAACGTTGTGTCTAAAGAAAACTGTGGATAAGCATCTGTCACATCTCTCCTCTACGCCATCACGCATTTCCCGCACGATACGGAAATCGTGGAGCCAATAGGTATTTTTACATTTGCTATGTTGCCACATGGTTTGTTTCAGCATGGTTTCTCGGGGAAAGAAACTCCTTCAACTCCTTCATTCGAGGGTCTTCGGATTCAAAGCAGAGAGTCTCCCGATTAAAAGGTTTCTGAGGATTCTGAATGATCACATCCCAGTTTCCGTTCTGGGCATCCCAAGTCTGGTCACGCCAAAGGTACCCATTGAACTTAGCGAACTCGTACTCTTCTTCTGGGTCAGATACAAGAACTCTGTCGGTCTTTTCAGCCATTCGTAATGCGTAGCGTATCGCTTCTACGTCAGACTTTGCCCCATACTTAGTTTTGATTCTATCAATCAACCTAATATCTTCCTCTGTGAATCGGAACGCTTTTGCTTTTAATGGTGTCTTCATGTATTGCATGATACCACTTATGCAATACAGGTGCAATACAGATGCAATACAAAAATGCAATACGAACCTAGGGTAGTTATTGAATATGGGACCCTAATTCACTTAGAAAATGACTGTTATTCCGTAAAAAATGGGAGGTGGTGGTATGATTCCCTGCCCTCTATAGCACCTTTTCGGTTTCGTTTTTTTATGACATAGGTCATGACATAGGCCATGACATAGGCCATGCCTAGCCTATCATACTATGGCTCTACTAAGCCGTATAATCTATGTCGTACAATAAGCATTGTAGGACGTAGGACGCTGTACTACAAACAACTACAGGTGACTACATACCAGATATAAGGGAATGGAAACGGATGGGGATACAACAATTATTACCTACAACTATTACAACTATTACACTACAACTATTACACTACAAACGACATTACAAATGACTCTACACTATCAGTACTCCTCATAGGGCTTCGCCTTGCCGCGCGGCCAGGTGCCATAACCTAAGCCCGTAGTATGCCTAGAATATACTCGGGGGCGATCTTCACCACATAGCGGCGCTTACCTTCATATTCAGGGAGTTCAAAGAACCCATGCGGCCGGAAAAAGATTATATCCCCTGTATGTAAGTCATGCACATTGGCTGCGCTCATATTAGCTGGGGATATTCCAACGATCCGGGCCGCTTCTATCTTCTCAAAGCCGCCTGCTATAACGCTAGGCGCTTCTATAGGCTCAACTTCTACACAATCATAAAAAGGCTCGAATATCATAATTCCTTGAATGGATTAGACATGTTAATAATAGTAGCGGGGCGCTTCGCCGTTGCAGCTGTAATGATATCCACGGCATGCAAAATCTTTCTCCGAGAAACTACCATAGCCAACAAACACACTATAGATAATAGAACCCCTACAATAACGCCAAGCGCAAACATCATAGTATTGATGGATCGCTCGGAACAGGTAGGCTTTTTTTATCCACGGGCTGAATAAAAGCGCTGACGTTAAATCCGTGTTGGCCGCTAGGAACAAACTGCGGCGCAGCCATCAACTCAACACCATGTTTCAAACATAACGCTTCATACTCTTTCACAAATGCGGCTATACGATCATCGCTTGCTTTTTTTGACCAGGAATTGCTCATAGGGTTGATATTACAATAAATCACTTACAATTGCACTGTGGATAGCCTTGTCGTTATCTATTTATTTATGTATTGCAATACACCATGAAAGAAATGGAATGTAAATAGCATTAGTATGGCTCTACACAGCCATATATTGGCTATCCACAGCATATCCCTATATTGGTCTATGGTATTGTATTGCATTATGTATTGTCTTATGATACGATTGACATAGACAAGGATAGAGCATTGATAATCGAATACAGGAAAGGGCCGCCGATATAGTGTGTATACGCTTTAATAATCGCCGCAAGGCATAATAACCATGACAAAAGCTACATATTCAATAGGATCAAACAATGAGACGAAAAAGCTAGAAGCCAAAAAGGCGCTGGCCATTCTCAATAAGTATTTTGAAGGTCTAACCGCCTTCGAGGTTAACGGAGTTTGGAAGGGCACGCCAGAAAAAACGTTAAGAGTAGAAGTAATAACAGATAAAAGCCGCAAAAGCTTGCGCCAGATAGCGCATGAGGTTGCGCAGGAATTGAAACAAGAAGCCGTGCTATTAGAGTTCAGCACGCCAGTAATGGAGTTTATAAAATAAGCCGGACAAGCGTATGTGCGCTATATCGGCGGCCTATAACTAACATCAATTATATGGAAAATATAAGAAATAGTAAGGAATACAAAGAAATGAGCAGCTATGTCGCTTGCGAGATCGCCGAAGGGTTCGGCGGTGGAAAAGAGGCTACATTAGCCGAAACGCTCGCCGCATGGCAATACCTGCACGATACCAAGCAAGCCTACAGCCTACAAGGTTGGTATGGCCGGACAGCGCAGTCACTCATAGAACAGGGCGCTATATTAGCTTAACAAGGTGGACAAGGATAGGGCGGTTATGCCGTCCAGCTTGGCCGCCCTATCCTTACTTAATAAACAACTAACATGAGAATCATCACACAAAAAATAGCTTCTGCTTTCCTTAATAAGTATAGCCGGAAGATCTCTAACACTTACACAGACGGAAACGCTATCTTCCTACACGATAATAAAATCGCTGAATGGCGGGACGGTGCCCTGTGGATCACCAATGCTGGCTGGTCTACAGTGACAACTAAGGAGCGATTGAACGGCCTCCCAAACGTCAGAATCACTCAACGTAACTACGAATGGTTTCTAAACAAAATCCCGTGGAATGGAGAATGGATACAAGTATCACACGCCTAATTAACAAACCTGTATTCGGTTACCAGTGCTTTGCAATCAACCCTAACGGCGTTGCACAACTGGGATCAATAGGAACTTTGCTAACTAATTAACTAATATGACCAAAATTATGACCAAAACATATATAGGTAAGAGTGGGAAGATCGTAACCAAAACACAGGCAATTGTCGAGTGGACGGGCCGAACCTTATTCAAGTCAATGATAGTCAGCGGGGTGATATCAATATCCGGATGGTTGCTACTGGGAGGCTATTACTATGCTAAGAGCAATATAGCTCCTGTAACAGTCTACGCCGAGAAGATCACGGAAGTACCTATCACCACATGGCCGCCGATCCTTACTAGGATATGCAGGGCTGAAAGCGGATTGCATCAGTTCAAAGCCAACGGGGACGTAATTCGAGGCAGGATAGAGCCATCAGACATAGGTTATTGCCAGATCAATGAGACGATATGGAATGATAAAGCCCGCAAATTAGGCTTCGATATCTTCACAGAGCAGGGCAATAAAGACATGGCTATGTACCTCTTCAACAATTATGGAACAGAGCCGTGGAATAGCAGCCGAAGTATTTGGAGCAAATAGGTAATTTCATTCGAGAATGGGACCACGTATGTATTAGGTCGAATACATACGGAATCCTGTATCGCATTATAAATGCACACTTATCACCACAACCATGACCAAAGAAAAAATAGCCGTAGCGCTCTATGAGATGAAGCGCCGAGGCTTCGAGCAAATAGAGATACTAGGCGAGCTGTTCAGCACTGATGAGCTTCTAACGATGTTCTACGGCCGCCGGATTTTACCTAGCGAGGGGCAGGATTTTATTACTAAATAACTAAGTTTCCCCGGGAAACTAACTACCATGCCATATATAAATAGAGATTGGAAGAGATCACCAGACCTTATAGACACCACACAGGGCGTTATTATGAAATCAACTAGAGCTTTTGGAGTAGAGGTGGAATGTCAATACAGTGATGATAGACAGATAGAAGCGTTAGACGAGAATATTGATGAAAATATCGGTATTGGAAGTGATGGTTCTATAAATGGCATAGGCGTTGAAATAAGAACACCTCCTGCTTCTGGTAAGAATGGAGAGAACATGATCCGGACGCTTTGTGTGAATCTTAACCGCTATGATTTTGCTGTGGATAATTCTTGCGGCCTCCATGTTCATATAGACGCTTCTGATATGAAGATGAAAGTTAATGAGCAGGACGGCTACAAGCTAGCACAAAACTATTGGCTGTTCTATATCGTTATGGACGATGTGATTCGCTCCTTCCTCCCACCTTCGAGACGTAAGAATCATTACTGTAAGCCATGCGAGAGCGTCTACAACGCTGTTCACAGTGCCACGTCATTACACGATTTGATGAACATATACGAAAGCACCGATCCCACATTACTAGACCCAACATCAATAATAAAATACAAAGACCCGACAAGGTACCGTGGTATCAACCTAATATCTTTATGGAAGGAGTGGCACGCCGAAATCCGCTATCACAACGGCACATTACAAGGCGAGAGAATACTACACTGGGCATACTTGCATTGCTTGATTATGGATAAAATCATGGACGGAACCATAACCCTTGCATGGATAGAGAGTATGCGAGCCACAAAGGGACTATCAGTTAAAAGCAAGGCTCTATATGCCATATTAGGAATGAATAAGCCTACAGAGATATACCTCAAGGCTCGTCAAATCAAGTTTAGTACCATAATTTCAAAGCTGCTTTCAACCGAGGTGATCGAAAACCTCCAACTATTACAAGATAACTCTAACTAATATGTGCGGAATCATATCAATCAAACGCCTTGACGGACACGCACCGCACAAGATGTTACATAAGAGATACCAGATGCAAAAGAGCCGTGGAACAGAGGGGTTCGGCTTTGTAATGCTCAAGGGCAGCAAGATAGTGGCCTATGAACGAGCTGAAACCGAGGCCGACATCATGGACAGGCTAGACCAGCTTCAAGGCGATGAAGTTATCTTCCACCACCGCTTTCCTACTTCAACGGAAAACCTCATGGAGGCGGCACACCCCATTAAGGTATCGCATGAGAGCCTCAAACATGACTACTACCTCATACATAACGGGATTATCCGAAATCCCGAGGCGTGGAAGGATATACATGAAAAAGAAGGCTTCACCTATAACACTCGGATCGCCGTTGAAAAGAGAACATGGCATCGCTCCATATTCATAAGCGATGAGTTCAATGACAGCGAGGCGCTTGCCATCGAGCTTGCGAAAGATCTCGATAAACAAGGCAATGGAATCAATGTGTCCGGCTCCATAGCCTTCGTCATGCTTCAAGCCGACAAGGAAGGCAATGCTACACGCCTATTCTGGGGTAGGAATGACGGCTACCCACTCAAAATCAACGAGTTGAAAAAAGTGTTTCGCACCATAGCTTCAGAAGGGAACGGCATACTTGTGCCCGAGAATAAGCTTTATGAGTTCGACTACACCCGAAAGACAGTCTCATGCCGAGATTATGCAGTGGGGGTACATACCCCAATGGGTTTCACTAACTATCAAAGTTATAACAGTTATACCGATTCAACAGACCTAGTGAACGAAACGGATAACATCAAATACTTTCAATTGCTAGAAAAATACGACAACTTGAGAAGGTCTTACGAAGATTTACTACTACAGGGCGTGGACGACCAAAAGATTCTAGCTGATCTCGATGATGTAGAAGCTTTGATAGCCGATATGGAAGCCGAGTTCGACGATACCAAATTAGCAATCGTAAATACCAAATAACATGCCATCACCAATATTCTATGAGGACAGTGATAATTTACCGATCAGCTTAAATCCGGTAGAACCCGTATCACACTTTGAAAGTGTACAAATCCCTGGGGGGATATCCATCTCCAATATTCACCAATCCTTTGAAAACTATCTGAATGTAAACTCTCCAACCTCCCAACAAAGAGGGCCTATTAACTTAGATTGCTATAGTTGTGGGGATCCGATGGTTGAACCTTCCGATTTCAGCTTTTGCGTAGGGAGATTGTGGTGTAGCCAATGTTCTGAAAGAACCCTTAGAGAATGTCCGGAATGTCACGAGATAAGACTAAACACTGATATCCGGGACGTGTATAACAGCGAGGGCTCGATGTGTATTTATTGTGCCCGTGTAGAAGAACTTGAACGATGCAGAGACTGCGGCATTTTTTCACAGGATGAACAATACTGCCCGAATTGCAGGGAAGGAAGAGAGGAAGGAGGAATTGAACTTCGTCCCTACAATCCGCTACCTGAGTTCGTGGAAGATGTACAAGGAGGAAAAACCTTGATTTCAGCTCGACCAATAGGGGTTGAAATGGAAGTGCAATATCCAACTCGCAAGAAACTCAACGAGGCCATACATGAATTGCCTGAATATGTGGGCGTAGGCACTGATTCATCAATCTCTGGGAACGGGGTTGAAATACGCCTACCTCCAGCAAGCGGGGTAGTGGCTGAGAATATGACGAAAAACGTATGCGATACGCTCAAAAAGCATGGATTCAAAACCGATTCATCCTGTGGACTACATATCCACTTTGAAATGAAGGATATAGACGATTTAACAGCTAGTAACCAACTGGTAGCTATCCAAAGCCTTTGGATGTTATATCTGAGCTTCGAGGATGTTATCCTATCTTTTTTGCCGCCTTCACGACGATCTTCGAGGTATTGTAAGGTCTTTCGATCTGAATACCGTCTAGACGAGATAGACAACTGTAAGAATATGGACCAAATAGAGCGAACGTGGTATCGAGCAGAGAATATGCACCAAATTGTGTCCGCCAAGTCTGATAGCCACCATGAAAGCCGCTACCGAGGTATAAACTTACATCCTTTGTTTTCAGCAAGGCACATGGAGGTCCGCTACCACACTGGAACAATACAGGCCAACAAAATACTACAATGGGCCAACCTACATACGAGAATGATAGACATGTCCATAAATGGAGAGTTACTTTGTAACGATATTGAATGGTATAAAACACAATTGAACGACACGGACCTAAATCGAAAAACGAACAGGCTGTTTTCTCTTCTAAAACTGTCTAATAAAACCCGAGGATACTTCCTAGCGAGACAAGCCGCTTTCTTCGCTGCGCCTAAGTTTACCAAAAATGCTGACTTCGAGTCGGGAGTCGCTGAGCTTAATGCTGAAAAGGAAATCTAATGTGCGGAATAATCTCAGTAAACAGGTACGATACCCTTCCAGCACGGAAGATGGTCACAAGGCTGTATCGAAAACAAAAAACGAGAGGCCAAGAGGGATTTGGCTTCGTGTCATTTCGGGCGGGCCAGCTCGAGGAGTTTCGCAAAAGCGAAGAAGAGGGACCGATATTAGAGGAATTGAAAAAGACAGTAGGAAACGAAATCCTTTTCCATCATCGCAACCCAACTTCGACGCCAAACTTCTGGGAGACTGCTCACCCCATACATGTTAGCCATGAGAGTTTGAAACATGATTACTACGTTGTCCACAATGGCTCCATCAATGATATAGATAATAAGAAATACCACGATGAACATGTTAAGGCGGGATTCATATATTCAACCCTAGTCAAAAATCAATGGACTACTTCAAAGGGAAGCGTCTACACGATGGAAAGCAAATGGAATGATAGCGAGATGTTCGCTATAGAACTGGCGAAGGACTTAGACAAGGGACAGGCCGGGATTCGACACGTGTGGGGCAAAATAGCTTTCGTATGTATTCAAACCACAAAGGAGGGAGCTCCTGTTTCAAAGTTCTGGGGCCGGAACTGCGGATCGCCATTAAAAACTTTCTACCACACGAACTTCACATCTGTGACTTCGGAAGGAAAAGGAACCGAGGTTCCTGTAGATACCTTGTATATCCATGACTACACATCCAATAAGATAACTTCAAAATCTTATTTTGTAGGATATCATTATGAGTACAAGGGGAACTACGACCACAATGAAGCGGAATGGGACAAAGATACAAAAACATGGACTACTAAAAAGAAACCGGCCTTAATTGAACAACACGGCAACGGTGTCCTTGATGAAATGTTCGCCTCCCACTTACCGATTGACCAAGTGGCGATTGAAAAAGAGGAAGCTGATATCAAAAGATTCACCGAGATCGCCGACCAACTTCACGAGGTGAAAAAGCAACTTGAGGAAGATATAGACGTTGAGGAACGAGGCTACCTTCTCAACCACGCCGCCAACCTTGAAATGATTTTGGATGAAATATCTGCGAGATACCCGACCATAAAAGCCTTAGGCTAGGCCATTTCTCGGAGAAATTATCCACATGATACTAACATCTTATCCCCTTGATAAAGACAATACTTTATGCTATACTTAATTCGATTACCAGAATAACAAACACAAATGTCGCATTACTTAACAGAAAAAGAGGCGAGAGAAATACCGGAACTAGTTAAAACTCTGACCATTAAGGAAATCGCTTCCCACTTCGGTGTCCATGAGCGCTCCATCAACCGATGGATTCAAGTCCTTCGAGCGAAGGGGATCGAAGTTAAAACCAGAGTAGGTCGTCCGCCAATACTAAAATGAATCAATATAAAATTATTGTCGCAAGCTCTGTAGTGGTGGAAGCTTCCACGCCAGACGAAGCTAGGAGGGAGTTCGAGGCCACTCAAGAGGTTGCAAAGGATGCCGAGCTAGGAGAGGGAATCGTCATGGACTTACTACTTAACAGCGAGATTGTGGCCGTAACTGACTTCAAGATGGAGCATGACGAGTACGACCAGATATCTCAAGATCCACCTCAACCACTATGAATAAAAAACTCTACTACCAGTGCATGTGTGAGGGAACGTGGAAACACAAGTACAACGAGGCCATGAACGAAAGGATCGCTAACGAGAACGGATTATCCAACGATAGAACCGCCTACGATGTGGGAGAGGAGCCGAGTAAAACAAACTTCGACCATGACTGAACTACTTAAACCAAATGAGACTGTGTGCGACTATTGCCGAGAGATTATCGAAGAAGAGGAGGCACACGAAATCCATGCAGGAGATGAGAGCGTTACCATGTGTGAAACGTGCTACGACCATTATCACTAATCATAATTAACATGCCATTCCTACCAAAGGATTTTTCCGTGCCGTCTACCAGTAACTACATGAAACTGGTCGAGGGCAAAAATAAGTTCCGTGTCCTATCAGATGCCATCACTGGATGGGAATACTGGACGGTGGACAAGAAGCCGATCAGCTCACGAACCGAGTTTGAGGAGATGCCGAACAACAACGGCAAGCCGCCCAAGTTCTTCATCGCCTTCGTCGTGTGGAATTACCAAGACGAGAGGGTGCAGATACTGGAAATCACCCAAAAGACCATCATCACCGCCCTCCAAGTTATGAATGAGGACAGTGATTGGGGCGAGCCTTCCAAGTACGATATCACCGTCAATCGGACGGGTACGACTATGGAGAATACCGAGTATACCGTTACTCCAAAGGATGCCGAACTTGCACAAGCCATCGGGGAAGCTTACAAAAAGACTTCTATTAACTTGGAAGCCCTGTATGATGGGAAAGACCCATTCTCTACAGAAGTACAACCCAACACTGATAAGAATACCCCGGCTTTCTCGGGGAAAAACTACCCAAAGAACGAGAACGAAACTATTAACCCATTAGACGTACCTTTTTAACAACCTTACTGGGCCGTTCGCAAAGTATGACCTTAGAGACCATACCAACGGCGGTCTGGTTCGGTCCCGAAAGGGATAATTATAACTACCATGAAAGACTTTTTTGCATCTATGATCGCTATGGCGATAATCGGATTCTTGTTACTGATTGACGCACCTATCGGTGTGTTCGTTGCGGTGATGTTTATTGGTTATGGAGCGAGTATAGCGTTATCAAAAAGGGGATAAAAACATGAAATACCTCTCATTATTCTCTGGCATCGGAGGGTTGACAGGTATAGGTGGATTTGCTAGAATTGAAGCATGATAAAAAAAGCTATACAATTATACGAGAAAGGAATGACCCAATCAGAGGTTGCGGCTAAACTTGAAACTACGCAAAAAGTTATCTGGAGATTATTCAAAAATGCTGGGTACAAATGTCGAGTGGCTAAAAAGAGAAATCAATTTGGTGAGAATAATTCCTCATGGAAAGGGGACAGGGCTGGATATAAGGCACTCCATTATCGTTTATATAAAGCAAGGGGTCGTCCTCAAAAATGCGAAGTGTGTGGGTGTTCCAAAAGAAATCGTAGATACCAGTGGGCAAATTTAACAGGAAAATTATCAGACTTAAATGACTACAAGCGAATGTGTGAATCGTGTCACGCCAAGTACGATAAAAAGATTAAAAATATAACAAAATGAAGTATCTCGATTTATTTTCAGGAATAGGTGGCTTCACTTTAGGGATACAACAAGCATATGACATGGCTAATCGACACAAAGAACAGGGGCAAGCCGAGGTGGTACTGGGAACAAAGCATCAGCTTACAGGCGAGTTTATACAAGGAACCCCCACTTGTATTGGTTACTCCGAAATCGACAAGTACGCAACACAAATTTATCAAAAGCACTTCCCCTCATATCACAACTATGGAGACATCACCAAAATCAAAGCCGAAGACCTACCAGAATTTGACCTTATTGTCGGAGGCTTTCCGTGCCAGAGCTTTTCAATCGCAGGAAAGCGGGGAGGTTTCGCAGATACTAGGGGAACTCTTTTCTTCGACATCGCCAGAATCATTAAAGCTAAACAACCTCGCTTACTACTCCTTGAAAACGTCAAAGGGCTTCTATCTCACGACAAAGGCGACACATTCAGAACTATCATCGCAACCCTTGATGAATTGGGGTATGACCTCCAATGGCAAGTGCTTAACAGCAAGAATTTCGGCGTCCCCCAGAATCGGGAAAGAGTGTTCATTGTCGGACATCTTAGAGGAACACCCAGACCAAAAGTATTTCCTATCGGACAGGGTGATAAAGTCGATGATCAGGTTCGAGAAGTCGAAGATAAAGAAGGGGCAAGGTCATCGTGTCTTAATACACGATACAGCCAGCGATGGACGGACGAGACCTATATCAGAGTGCCAGAAGCCACCAAGAAAGGTTACGCCGAAGCGACCGTCGGCCAATCGATAAATCTGTCAGTCCCCAATAGCAAGACGAAACGAGGACGAGTAAGCGATGTCGCACAAACAATTGATACTGGTATGCAACAACACACCTTAACAAAAGACATGAAGATTCGCCGCCTAACTCCTCTTGAATGTGAACGCTTACAAGGTTTTCCCGA